GAAGCAACAGTCATGAAGCTGCCTTGCTTACACTTAACTTCCACACGGATACGATTTACTACACCTTCAAAATAGATAGTCTCTCCTAAGGAGTTCTGACGTTTGATATAGACCTTCTGACCAATCTTTGGTACAAAAGGTTGCTTTTGTTTCGACATAAGGCTTTACCTCCACGATTTTTGTTTGTCTTCCGAACCTAAAGGCTTCTGCTTTAGTGCTCATAAAAATATCAATTTTTGTCTTACCATAATCACCACCAAACCTGTCCTGAACAATATAACTGTGTCCATCTATGACAACTTCAGTACCTAACGGCAAGCCATCACACGCCACAGTCACACCTTGGATAGCAGGGTGTCCGCTGGCGGTGATGCCATCTGTCTTGCCACATTCGTCAAAGGCAGGGGTGTAGGCGGTGCAAATTACCAAGAGTAGAGTAGGGATGTTAAACATTCTTACACCTCCTAGTGACAATCAAACCAATTCCTACCAATCTTTCCCTCGGTATCTAATTGGCATCTGATTCCATAATACTCCTGAGCCTGTCTCATAGACTCCTGTGCTATTTTTACACAAGCATCAGCAATATCTTTAGTTCTACATGCTAATTGCCCCTCATCGTGACACCAGCACATAAACTGAAAGTCTTTGCCATGGTCATAGCCAGCTTTAATCATATTTTCTTCCCATAGGCATATCCATTTTTTACATATCAGTGCACCACAGGATTGTAAAAGTAAATTGAGAGCTGAATGTAGACTTCTCACATGGAGATGTCTGCCATCCAACCCTCTTAAATATTTTCGTTTCCATTCTTTAATTTTTCCGTGGTACTCAACCACGAGTGTATTCTTGACAGCTTCACGCAGCATCTTGATAGCAGGGGTAGCCTTCAGGAATTTATTCTTTGCTTTCTTACCCATAGCTTCATCACCACCGAGAAGCTTGCCAAGATTTTTATCTCCGCTACCATAAAGGAAGGCGTAAATACCAAAATGTTCCATAGGGTTCGCAACACCCTATGCGTCCATAAGGACAGCTCATAGTCACCTATGAGAGCAGACTATATCATCAATGCCCACCGCTTCCAGCACCATTAGCTTGTACTGTACTTCCATTCGGAATAGTCGTTACACGTTCTAAATAGGAAATAGCTCTACGCAAATTATCCACATCATCATGTAGTAAACCTAAGGCACGATTACAGTTATGACAGACCAAACCACGCACTTTGCCTGTCTCGTGGTCATGGTCAACAACAAGTACCCCTGAATGGCAATCATTCATAGCAAAGTTATCACCATGACAAATAGCACAGACAAACCCTTGATTTTCTGCCATATCTAAAACATCTTCAAGGGTAAGACCATACACTCTTTTGTAGTATGCATTGGTGACACCATAATCTTTACAGAAGTCACAGCAGTAATGCTCAGAGGGAGCTTTAGGAATAAAAATAGACCCACAATGCTTACATTTCTTTGCTTTGAAATAGCCTTGTGGGTACTTACTTGGTTTTGCTGTCTGTAACTTTTTAGGTTTATTTCCTGCCACAATTTGTAGTGTCTTTTGTAGATAATCTTCTCTAGTCATTCTTCTCCTTTTTAGCTTCGCACGGTATTGTCTCAGTGAGAGTTCCACCGTTTTCAATGGGTTTATAGACCTCTATTTAGTCAAAGGTCTTCGCTTGGTTTCTCGTGGGTAACCCAGCAGCCTGTTGATTTAGTGTATGTATATCACCATTCAAGATAACATGGGCGTATGCACCCTTATCATAGGGATAAAGATAGTGTGCGAGACACCTAAGCTCCAAGCCACAGGCATCTACACCTACCTCATACCAACCTTCAGGTGCTCTAAACAACTCCCTGCACTCTTGACCATAAGGACTACCAACGTGTGGGACTTGGGCAACATTAGGGTTTGCATGGGTAGCACGTCCTGTTACTGTACCACAAGGGTTTACGCTGCCATGGATTCTACCATCAGCCTTAACATGCTTCAGCCACGCTTGGTTACCTGTGGCAAGCTGACCTAACCGCTTAGCCACCATAAGGTATTCCTCAAAGACAGTCGCTAAGTCTCTTAGTTCTTGGGGGGCATTTTCGTCACCCTTAATAAACTTAAAGGTATCACCATCAATCTTCAGGCGTTCATCCTCATAGCAGTCTTCATTTTCCGGCAAGTAGTTGAATTGATGCTCCAGCACCCATGCTACCTGCTGTCTGCTGCGGGGATTGAAGTCCTTATATCTTTGAATAGGTACACCCTTCTTATAGCCTAAGCGTTTGTTGTCTCTTTTAGGTATAAAGACCTTATCAGGTATCTGTGGCACAATAGTCACAAGCTGAGAAGACAACACAGCATAGCGCAATTCTAAGGTTTCCCTCAGCTTTTCTGCCTTTTCTAAGTCAAAGACAAAACCATTCCGCTCCTGCTTAGACATCAGCCATTGCGCTTGATGCTCTAGCTCTATAGCTTTAGCAGGTGCTCCAATCTTCATAAGGTATGTATAGAGCTTCTTGGTGACAGTGACATCCTGCACACAATAGGAGAGCATTTCCTCACTGAAAGAATCCCATGCATCCTCCTGCTCACCATACGTACCTTTAAGTTCCCCAAGGCGATAACCCCATGCCTTTAAAGACTGCCTACCAAGAAGCTTAGCAGGGAGTGTACCATTACGTACTCTAGCATGGTCAGTGTCTTCTACATTACCACAGATAAGACGTGCAAGTACAAGGGTATCTAAGACTTGTGGTCTCCATTCTCGCTTAATGCAGAACTCAGGATAGAGTTTAGCTAACACAGCACAGTCATAGTTGATGATGTTGTGTCCACAAATGCTTTCTCCATCCCTCAGAGCAGCGATTAATCGCATAGCTCCTCTTTTAAAATCATCAGGTCTGTAAGCTGAGATGTTGTTCTGTTCGTCGATGATTACTAGACAATGCCCCTTAGTGACATTATCTAGCAGACCATCGGTTTCAATATCAAAGTAGAGCATAGCTTACAGCTCCACAGCATCTTGTGACAAGAAGTATTCCATACGCTCACACTCATTTTCAAGAGCATTGATTGTCTTCTCATGCTTCTGCAAATATGCCATCTTAGCTTTGTTAGCACTATGAATCATACTATTGCAGTTCTTGATGCGAGCCTTAGCAGCTTCAACCTGCTTACGAGACAACCAAGACAGCAGGGAAGTACACCAATCAATAAGCTTTTCTAAGATTTCAAACATCTAAAAATCTCCTTTCTCTGTTTCATCAGTATCAAAAGGACATGCAGGTACTTCGTACTCTGATAAGTCCTTTACAGCATTTAAGATATTATGTTCCTTGTCATATGCAAGGTATCCGGCGATACCTGTATCACCGCTATATCTGTTCTTAAGTACCCTTACACGTACAAGGTTCTTCTTCACCCCTTCATCCTGTTGGTTTCTTTCAAGACCCCACACAGCATCAGAGAGCTGTGAGATAGCCTGTGAACCACGCAGGTGGGAGAGGGAAAGTGCGCCACCTTCTTCAGCTGGAGTACCCTCTGTTCTGCGCAGGTGGGAGACAACCAGCATGCCTACACCTGTTTCCTCTACAAGTGAACGAAGTTTCGTCATTAGTACATCGGTAGCCTTACGCTCATTTTCGATGTCAAGACCGCTGATAGCAATGGAGATGTGGTCTAAGACAACAAAATCCACCTGCTCACCTGTCACCATGTAACGGATGGTTTGCAGGAGGTCTTCACATTCAATAGAGCCGAAGTGGTTATAGAAGACAAAATTATCCATGATGTCTTCAAAGGCTTTTTTGTACTCACTGTCAATGATAGGTCTATGGGCAGGTTTGCCTAGCTTAAGACACACAAGACCATTGGCGGTGTGCTTGACATTTTCTTCAAGCATCAACATACCAACCTTACAGTAACACTCAGTACCAAGATGATAGGCTAGTTGTCTAACGAACGTAGTTTTGCCTATACCTGTACCGGCTGTGATAACAACAAGCTCACCTTTTCGCAACCCATCAGTCATGTTTTGCAGTGGGATGTCCCAAGGTAAGGGGTAGTTCAGTGATTCTTCATGCTTAGACAATACCTCCCACAGGTCATCACCTTTGATGATGTCAGCAGGGGTGTATGTCTTTGCTTCCCAAACAGCTTTTACAACAGCATCACTCTTGCCCTCTTGCAAGCACTCATTAGGGTCTTTGCAAGGTAACCATGCTATCTTAAGTTTGTTAGGGGACAGGATACCACTAACAGCCTTTACAGCTTTACGTCCAGCATCATCCATATCAAACATGACAATGACTTCCTCGAAGCTCTCTAACCAATTAAAGTTATCTCTGAAGACCTTAGCAGCACTAGCAGCACCTGTAGGAATACTCACAACAGGATATTTGTTACCCTGTACCTGAGAGACTGTAAGACAATCAATCTCACCCTCAGTCACTACTAGCTTCTTGCCACCACCTTGGAACAGATGTTGCCCAAAGAATCGCTCACTGAAAGAACCTCTAGCTTCAAAGGTCTTATCCGCATATCTGATTTTCTGACCAAGCAGTTTATTATCATCATCATAGTAACAAGCTACCTGCACAGGCTGACCATGCACCTTAGAGGTAAAGTAGCCATACTTAGCACAGGTTTGTTTTGTCAGTTTTCGCTTAGGCAAGGGGGAGACCACCATGTCCTGTAGGTCTATCAGACCTTGTTTCTTTAATCCACTTGACAATTTTTTCTCCTCCTTGCTGCTGCGAAAATAGGTGTTGCATGAGAAGCAATAACTGTGCCCATCTTCATAGATGGTTAAGGCATCATGGCTGCCACAAGCAGGGCAGGGTTGATGTGTCTCCATAGTTACACCTCGTCAGTAATAAATTTTATAGGCACATCATACTGTACCTTTAGCTCATTCAGCACATACTGTTGAGCATCGGATATTTTCTTTCGTCCTAGCGTATCAGCTAAGACATACACAGAAGTCTCACATTCAGGCAGGTTATATCCAGCAACTGCCTTTATTTCTCTGTCGGTCTCAAAAAGACCATTATTGAAGACAATAAAGTGAAAGCCTGTGTCAACTTCACCTTGTCTGTAAGCTTCCCTAAACAGCTCACGTTTGCGCTTACCCTTTAGGTTTCTTAAGACAACACATATCTGTGTGGTCTTAGTGCGCTCTTTGAATTTAAAGAGTGACAATACGCTCACCTTTCCCACGCAGGACAAGACCATTGGTGTCCTTCATGGTCTCTTTGAACCACCGAGAGGGAATCTCACGGCTGGCGTATTGGAATCCATGCTTCTCACACCATTCAGCCACAGTAGTCTTAGCTCCTGTACCGATTCTTGTCTTAGCGTTGGAGAATACAAAGCGTATGTCTAAATTTGGATACTGTTGTCTGATAAGCAGATGCTTCTTGCGGTCAGCAGCTTCAAAGATACCCTTGGCTTCGATGATAATACCATTAGGCAGGATGAAGTCAGGGGTATAGTGATGCTTCGTTGCAGGAATCTCATAGGCGATGGAGTATTTTTCATACACTTTAGGTCCTCCGGCATTTTCGAGTTGCTGTGCAAGGCGGTCTTCTAAACCGCTGCGATAGGGTTTGTTGAGGGTGGAAAAGCCACCTCTGCGGTTAAATTTAATAGCCATAGGCTTTAAAAGTCTGCACCCTCATCAGCAAAGGGTACTTTATCCTCATCAAATTCTTCTTCTACATCAAAGCCACAATCATCTGCAGATACCGCACCCGCAGCAGGAGCGACGTAATTCAGTACCTGAACAGCTTTCAGAAGCAGTTGGATACCATAGACAGTAGCAGAAGCATAGAAGGGGCGCAGAAGCATACACAGACGGATGGTAGAGCCATTACCTACTTCCATCTCTTCATCCATAGGTTTGCCCTTCTTATCAAAGACAGCCATAGTCTTTTCGATAACATCACCAGCTTTGGTCTTGATAACAGCATTGGTCTTAGCCTTAAAGACAATATCACCATCTTTGTCT